ACGCTCCTTGTGGAGCGTGGACTGGTATTCAAAACCCACGACTGTGTCGTGCTAAACTGTGAGCAATATATGCGAATCCGCAGTCGAGTAGTCCCACAAACCTATAACTATTCGGGATCACAAGTGTTTACCAAAGGGTCAAGCACTTGCTCGAGTAGTACAACGAACTGGTCCGGTTGGGTGGCCTCCTATAATACGGAGTACTCCCATATAGAGGACATACCGTCCCCTAAAACCGAGAATGTTTGCTATCACAGCAAATATTCAGAGTCCGTTCCTAATCCAGCAGGCTGGCACATGTTCCTCGTAACCGCAACAGGTTTTCGAGGAGACTGGTACGGCTTGCGTCCGGATAGGTGGTTGGGGTGCCGCAGTTACGAAAGTAACTGCGACGATCCACTCGAGCAGAACCCAGCATACTATGCTATGTATGCTGCAGCTCTGCCAGGAATAAAGCAGGGTTTAGATGAATCTTTTGCGAATTTCGCAATCGACGCACCTAAACTCAAGAATATTCCTAGCCTTGTCAATCGCCTAGGTAAATCAATACCTAGACTCGTTAAGAGTTTCGCTGTCGCCAAAAGGCGATTTCGAAGTGCGAAAGACCTGGCTTCTGCGCTCGCATCAACCAATCTGGGTTTCCAGTTTGGTTTACTACCTCTAATTGAGGACGTGCAATCTCTTTATAAGATTGCACTCAACGTTCGTAAGGATATCAACAAGTTGAAGGCTTCGGCCAACACTTGGAGAACATCCCGACAAACGTTTAATGGCACGTGCAGTACGACGACGTTTACGTCGCCGGACATGCTCGGACCATGGACCAGTTGTGGTGGATCTTCGGCGAATTCATATTTTGCCTACAAGATTACCAAAACTGCCCTCAGCGATGTTAGGCGACTGAAGCTACGATATAAATATCGTATGCCCAAGTTACCTGACTGGCTTGCCAACACGTTTGGCGTCATGGATTCTTTAGGATTGAATTTCAATCCTAATATTATCTGGGACGCCACGCGGTTTAGCTTTGTTGTCGACTGGTTTATAAAGGTTTCACCCTTTATACGTCAGTTTCAACAAACGCTTCTATCGCCAGAAGTAGTAGCTCACATCTGTGTGCATTCTAGGAAGACAAAAGTACGTGTAAAAGGTGAAATCACCTCTTCCACGGGCTTCACTCCCTGGGTTTGCCACGACCGTGTTTACACCACTTATGAAAGGTGGGTAGACACTCCGCCGATCGACCAATTGAAGGTCGATTGGAATATTGACTGGTTTAAGGTCAATATCGCTAGTTCACTTCTATTGAAGTGACCTAGGAAGGGAATTCTCCCTTCAACGGCATCGTGACCGCTTATCACGAGTTAGACAACAACATATGTTCCCTAACAAGATTGAAGACCTAACCGACGGAGCGACTGATCATGATTATGATCTCCTTTTCATCGAAGGACGTAAGTCCACGAGAAAAGACATCGCTTCGACCCAAGCTGAGCCTGGGTATTTGTCGATCGCTCATACCGAAACGGGCACGGGAGATAATCTCATGCTCAATTCGGTTGCGCGCATTGACAAGACGTCAGTGAATTCGGACGGGGTGAAGGCAGTTTGTTCCGCCTACATCGTCATCCGTAATCCACTGCAGGTCTTCTCGGCGGCTGAAGTTCTGGAAGTTGTAAAACAACTTTCTGATCTTCTCGCAACCGGGACGAATGCTGCACAGCTCATCAACGGCGAGATCTAAAGATCTCAACGCTGGGTCTGTATAAGTCAAAAGGTGGGGAACGTCTAGCAGAGCCACCGTTTATGGTTACTCATAATAGACTAGATAATGTTGAAATTATCGCCCACCTGCTGGCTGACATTAACACGTCAGTCTCAGGTTTGAATACACGTGAACTACGCCTCGATCTCAAAAAGATCAAAGCGCGCTCGCGAACCGAGGGGAGCGCCTTCTTCACGAAGACACTCCCAACCCTAGGAAAAGCCATTGACATGGCCCTACTAGGGCAATCATCGTTTGACCAACTTAGACTGTGTAAACAGTCTGGGTCTAAGCTGCCGAAATTATTCGGTGAGCTTCTCAAACGAGTATTCTCGCCTGATGGCATGGTCCTAAAGGAGCCATGCATCAAGAGCATCAGAGCGTTACGGGACTTAACATTTGTTTTCTACAAATATGAAATCCCCTACGCGCAGACACAATCCGAAGCAGTTATCGCAGCTTTCGAAGACGCAGAGAGAGATCTTGACGATCTCAATCTTCGTCTTTTGGAGACTGCTAGCGCTGTGTTCGATAGTAGTGATACTTATTCTGATCGAAAATCAGATAAGTCCCACAGCCTTAGAAAGACTCTTAATCCTCGCTATGAGGATTCTGATCTTACTAAGCTCGTCAGGGCTATGAGAAAAGAAGCATTCAAACTCTTCTCTTCTCTTGACCTTAACGACATTTGGCCCAAACATGGGCCGGGTGCCGTTGCAACACGAGAGTCGGGAGTTGATAAATATCTTTTTACAAGATATTCGTCTAAACTCGATTCCGTTTATCCTTATACAAAGTACTTTGTACCTTGTGAAGGATGGATCGAATCACCGAGTTATCTCGATCAGTTGTCCCAAGACGTCCCGTCAGCACGAGTTTTGCTCGTGCCTAAGGACAGTCGAGGGCCGCGGTTAATATCTTGTGAACCATTGGAAAACCAATGGATACAACAAGGTATTAAGTCACTTCTTGTGAAGTATATCGAGGAACACCCAGTAATGGGTGGTCACGTTAACTTCACTGATCAGAGTATCAATCAGAGGCTTGCATTGCAAGGCTCTATTGATGGTTCGTATGCGACGCTGGACTTGAAAGAGGCCAGTGATCGCATTTCCAACACTCTGGTGCAACTCATATTCCCTTACCATATGGTGAGATGTATGAGTGTCTGTCGTACTAACTGTACACAACTACCTGACGGTAGAGTGATTAGCCTATCAAAGTTCGCTCCAATGGGTTCAGCATTATGCTTTCCCATTCTTGCGTCCGTTGTATGGCTCGCTCTAACGGCGGGTAGTGATGCCTGTTGTCGTAAGACAACATATGTGTATGGCGATGACATCATCGTACAAGGGGCTGACGTCCCTAATGCGATTAAGAGACTTGAGCTCATTGGCCTTTTGGTCAATAAGCATAAGTCTTGCTTCACTGGATTCTTTAGAGAATCATGTGGTATGGACGCCTATTTAGGCGAACCTATCACTCCCTTCCGTTTTCGGAAGGTGTGGAGCCATCGTCCGCAGGCCGACCTATATGTAAGTTATGTGGAAAAATCCAACATAGCGTACAATAGGGGTTACTCGAGGTTAGCGAATTATATCGCACGTAAGCTAGCGGTAGTCTATGGTTCTGTACCATATAATACTTGCGAACTTACTGAGTATGATGCACTTTCGGGTGCACCACACTTAACCTTCATCCCTGACACCTCAGACAAACAGTTGGACATGATCTTACCGCAAGGTAGGTTCATGTTTGACCGTAAGTCCTGGATATGCAGGCCGTTGCGTAGAAAACCGTGTAAGAAGACTCATCGTCAACTTACGCTCGTTTCTCTAGTGCAAGCAGTTACTGCGGTTTCCAATAAGGAAGAAAACAATTATTTTAGGAAATTATCAACGCGAGTTGATGTTTCTTCTAATAGTTGTCTAAGTCCTACTTGGCGCAGGTTCAGCAGGAGCCCTTCTCTCGACATTTTTGTCGAAGAGACTATGAGGGCGGCCGTTTACACACACGATCGCGCTAGCAAGCTAGTTCGAAAGTGGCGATAAGAGTCAAGAAATTATTCATTCTTAACTCAGCTGAGGGATGTCTCGCAG